GTTTATAGGTGACTTGGAATCCATGTGCCAGTTATAGTGACCGCCTATCCCATATTGGGACATTTGTACCTTTTCTAACCTCTGTAAGTCATATCCCCAGTTTTTGTTAGCTTCGATTATGTAAGACTGAACAACGCATCCAATGGGAGATAACAATTCTTCCCAATAAATATTGGTAATTCTAGCTGCTGGGTCTATTTCACCTTCAGTAACACGATTCACTTTAGCGGTTTGAGTTTTGTCCCAATCTATTGATTTAATTAGGTATTCGCAAAAATCTTTAGATAATGCTTTTTCAAATTTTTGAAAATATTTGTTTAGCATTTTTTTATATATAGCTGAATTACTCCTAATGCCCTAATTGCAGCATCTACGCTATCTACTCTACTAATAGGGCCACCACGCCATTTACCCATAAAGTCTAATTGGTCAGTTGTAAATTTAGCTTTGGCATCTCGTTTAATCTCCATAAGCAGGGTTTCATTACCAAATCCCACTAAAAGATCAGGACAGCCGTGTTTCATAGCCGCTAAAGATACTACTGTAGCCCCTGCATCTCGTAAGGCTTTAACAATTTCTTTATGGTTTGTATCAATTCGCGCGTATGTCATTGATTTTCCATTAAAATAGATTAGTATGAGCTAACTTTACCATTATAAAGGTTATAAATGGCTGGCTATCACTTGTCTGATGAAGAATTTATAGAACAATGGAAAAGGATAGGATCGCCTTTAGCATTTGCCAAAATTCATGCAATGTCTGAAAGGTCAGTATATAACCGCAGACGGTCAATAGAAACAAGATTAAACATAGAGCTTCCTAGCTTTAAAGACCAACGAGTAAGTGATTACAAAAAGACCGAACAAACCGTAGGAAATACCCGTAGGGGTTTGGAAATAGAAAAAGGTCGGGTTATAGTCTTTAGTGATGCCCATTTTTGGCCTGACCAAACTACAACAGCTTTCAAAGCGTTGTTAGAAATGATTAAAGAATTCAAGCCGACAGCGGTGATTTGTAACGGAGATGCCCTAGACGGATCTTCAATTAGCAGATTTCCAGCCCAAGATTGGGCAAAACTTCCTAGCGTAAAAGAAGAATTAGAAGCTTGTCAGTATTACCTTAGCGAAATTGAAGCCGTAGCCAAAGGTGCTAAGTTGTTTTGGCCATTGGGTAACCATGATGCTAGGCTCGAAATGCGGATCATAGAGAACCTTCCAGCATTTGAGGGTGTCAGGGGTACAACTCTTAAAGAATATTTCCCTTCATGGTTACCATGCTGGAGTTTTTGGGTCAATGAAGATACTTGTATCAAACATCGCTGGAAAGGTGGCTGGACAGGCGGGCGTAACAATACCGTCAATTCAGGGGTCAATATGATTACAGGGCATACCCATGTGCTATCAGTTATTCCGTTTAATGACTATAACGGTACACGCTGGGGCGTTCAAACAGGCACTTTAGCCGATATTAACGGTCAGCAGTTTTCCTATACCGAGGATCAAAGCAAGGATTGGAATAGCGGATTTGTTATGCTTACGTTTGATAGAAGCAAGCTTTTGCAGCCTGAAATGATTAGGGTTTGGGGTGAAGATGAAGTTGAGTTTCGTGGCAAAATTCATAGAGTATGAAGCTAACCCCATTTATCCTAGAGAATCTATACCTTTGTATGGCATCTTGTCACCCAATGCGTAACTGGGATTTGCCTGCGCCTGAACTTATCCAGTTTAAAGTGACTAGGGAATCAGATGCTATGGCTACTTACCGCTATGATGAAGCACTAGAAAAGCCCCATATCATCACTATTAGTCGTTTGCGTAACGAGCATTTTGATACCGTGCAACGCTCATTGGCTCATGAAATTTGTCACATGAGTTTTTGGAAAACAGATTATTGGGATAAACATGGTAAAGCTTTTAAAATTCGCACCCGTCAAATTGCAAGGGAATTTGGTTGGGATTCGCTGGAATTGTAAAGTTTGAGAAACATTATTTTAAAGTTTTGCTACTTATAAGTATTAATTGCGTATACATATTGATACCTATATGTATAAATTTATTAAAAATTCATGCACTTTATTTAGTAGCCATCATATACAAACCCACATTAGCACCAGCATAGCAAGCGTAGCAAATACACATAGCAAAGTTACCTTTTGCTCCCTGTTCAATTGCAATATACGCATAAATTAGTCCCGTGAGTATGATTAACCAACTACTCAAGATTCCATCTCCAAAAGCTTGTCCTCAAGGTCAAAACCCCAGTAGGCTCTAAATGCTTTAGCTCCAAGTCCATGAATACTGGTATGTGGATCATGTCGATGATGGAACGCACATAAGGGGACTGCTGGAGCGTTATCTCGCTTTCCCCCGTAGCGTCTAATGTGATGGATTTCGACTGGGGTGTCATTGTCGCTGAATCCGAGATGCCTGCATAGAACGCAGCCGTGTCGTGCCAACTTTGCATAGTGATCCTTTTGGGCTTTAGTGGCCATTGATGTAATCGACTGTTCTCTGTTCTAGCTTTTCTGCTGATTCCGCAATATCTACGCTTAATTCCAGCATTTGTGTAGCATTTGCGCCCTTGAGTGCATCGTCATACATCTTGCATAATAATCTAAGGATTAAAAATTCTTCTGTTACTTTAAGGGTTGTCATTTCAATATCCTGTCTTGGTTGCGGTTTGATACTTCAAGGGTTTGCCATGTAGCGTGTCTAAGTCTAGCGGCCTCTAGTTCCCATTTTAACTTTTCTGCGTTTTCTGTAGCTGCGCCAATTGCCTTGCAAAGATTTTGGTAATCCTCGCTTCTGTAAGCCTCACGCTCTTGTGCTCCAAGAGATTGCTCAGAAGTTTCAGCCATTTTGATCGCTTTGAGCGAGCTTTTGTACGCTTCAAGTTGCGCCAGTTCACCCTTTGCTTGTGCATATTTACCTGCGTTCTCCAAAATAAAGTCGATACATTTATTGGGATCTATCTCTCTTGTCATTTTTTTAATCTTTTCTTTATCAGCATTTTTATGCGTTCTTCTTTATCAGGGTATTGCGCCAATAACTTAACAACAGCAGGCCATCCCCGTTTTTTAGCTACTGCTATATACCACTCAACTAAATAATTATCAGGATTCAACTTGCTTTATCTTTTGACTAATCCTTGATCTTAACGCCTGCCAGCCTTCACCAGCATAAGGGGTTACCCCAACTTCTTGAGCTTTTTTAAGGGTAAGTTCTTCGGTAGCGTAGAACGGTAATTCAGGCTTTTTCAATGGTTCTATGTCTAAATCATCAGTCCAGCGTTCTTGGTTTAAAAAAGTAGCAGGGTATGGGATAAAATCTTTAGCGGTTTCTTTAATCTTCCAATATTTCAAGTAGCTAGGCATCGCTTCAATACATTCAAGCTGCTGGTCAGGGGTAAGCTTTTTCCATGCTTTTTCAGCATCTTTACGGGCCATTTTACGGGGATATAAACCATAAAACACAGCAAAAGTCATTGTGATTTCTCGCTAATTAAAGTGTGAACTTGGGAAGATACTTTACAGATATACCCAATGTCGTTTAAAGATAACTGTCCTAGCAACTGCAATATTTTCATTACAGCAATATCGTTATCTAGCGGCTGGGGTTTAATTAAAGTTTCGATCATGCTCTAACTCTCTAATTTGTTCTCTAAGCGCAGCACATTCTAATTCCAGCATTTTATCTTTTGCTTCTAATTCTGCTAGTCTTACGCTTATTTGATGCAAGATTTCCTGTAAATAAGGGTTCATTTACTTTCTTTCTTTTGGGTTGAACAGGTACTTTATCATCTTCGGGTCTAATTGCGTATTCATCAATTGCTTTGGTAAGCATACCGACAATACCCCATTGGACAAGAACTTCGAGTCCTTGTTTGTCAAAGATAACTTCAGCATTGGCCGATCCATCTTTATTTTCCTTCAGGATCTTTACTTGTATTTTCATTATTAGCAAACTTTAAAATAGGTTTATCAAGGGCAAGTTTAGCAAGTTCAATGTATCTATCAACTTCTAAACGATCTTCACCGCCAATAGCAGCTTTACTATGGCCCATTGGCTTACCCATCGTGTCATAAAACACCTCACGGATTTCAAAGTAATCTTCGTAAGGTGAACTCATGTTTACTAATCGTAGATTCCAAGTCATATTTGACCCCAAATGTTAATCTATTTGAAGTATATGTTAAGTTCGCTTAAGAGTAAATATTTTTAATAATCGTTGTTTTTTGACAATAAGCTGCCCAAAGGTGATAAGCACCACATCCATTCAAGAAGTTAAATCCTGTACTTGAACTAATGCTACCAAAGTTAATGTTCAATCGATATAAGGTTTGTCTATCACCATTGCCCTTATAACTTGTGCTGTACCCATTTAAGTCAGCGAGGCTTGCAGTAAGGTGTATACCAGCCTATGTTCTATTCCACGCCACCCAGTTAAGTGCTTGTTATCGTATGGAGTACGGCAGAAATAGAAAAACCCCTTGGGGCTGATCTAAGGTGAATATGCTTAATAAATGCCCATAATTCCATTTACTAAACACTCAGATCAGTCCCAAAGGGTCTGTGTATTATGGGTAACTACAAAACAGTATTCACTCTGCCTGTCTAGTATAACCCAAGTCTTTCAAAATTAAAATCCCCGTGAAAGCCGAAAGGTTTGATATTTGTTAATTCACGCTCAAAACTAAAGTATCTAGCCAGTTCTTCAGGGGCAAACCGTATACCCTGATTTTCAAGAAAAACCCTGTTTAAATGGCATATTTGGTCATCTTCATTGTGATCTGTATATACAAACTCAGGGCTGGCAGTCAGTTTACAAAGCTTGTTTGAGCGTAGGCTAAAGCCACCATTACCTACCCTTCTACCCATAGGATGCCAAGGCCATACCGCGCCAATGTAGTCATAATCTAAAAATTGATCGTTCCAAGCGTCAGGATTAATAATGAACCCATCCCATTGAATTATTAAAACAAAGTCCGTGTGAATGTGTTTATGCAAGTCTTGAAGGATAAATTTGCTATAAACTTGACGGTTATTGATTTGAGGGTCAGTTATAAAGACTTCATCGCCAAACTCAAAATATTCTTTACACCTGTCCATTGCCTGTTTAGCTTTGTCGGGCTGTACCGAATCAATGCAACACAAGGTAATATTTTTCAATCGAGTTCAGGCCATATCATTTTGTAAGATAAGGGAAATAGCTGTTTTCTAGACCATAGACCGTGAGATTCTTTTTCTAATGTTGCGGCAAGGATCACCAGCTTGTCATAGGGGATTACTCCGTTTTGCCACATAGATACCGCTGGAACGCTTACACCTACAAGGTTTGCTACTTTTGTAGGGCCACCCAGTAGCTTAATCATTGTTCTTGTTGAAGTCTTATCCATTCAGCTATCTTAACATTTTTACAACAATTTGCAAATAATCTATTGCAATCCTAATTAACCTAGCTTAATATCTAAATACGGCATAAGCCGTGATAACTAGGAGAAACTCAAATGAGTGAACAAGAGCAAGACTTCAACAGCTTCCAAGAGCATTTGGAACGCATCTTTAAAGACCTCGAAGATGGGGTATTTATTACAACAGATGAAATTGGTGACCTACGCTATGCGTGTGGCCTGCCATCACCTGTAAGAAAAAACCCTGTATTAAAAGCAGTCTTTGATGATTTTTCCAATATTTTTAGGAGCAAACAATGAACCCACAAGTTCAAATGGTAACGCCTGACATGGCTAAAGGTTATTTATTAAAAAACACGGATAACCGTAACAAAAGGGGTTGGTGGGTATCAGGAATTGCCAACATGATTAAGCGTGGTGAGTGGATTCCTACCCATCAAGGCGTAGCGTTTTCTAAATCAGGCAAGCTATTAGACGGGCAACATCGTTTAGAAGCCATCATTGAAGCCAATATTCCTGTACAAATGCTGGTAACTACTGGCGTTAGTGATGATGCCTACAAAGTCTTGGATAACGGTATCAAGCGTACATTAGCTGACCTTACTGGTATTAGCCAAAGGACTGCTGAAGTTTGCCGTGTATTGGCTAGATTGGCTTACGGTGGTGATACGGTTACCAGCGCAGACCAAATCATTGATATATACAACACAGGCGTTGGTGAAGTACACGATAACCTAGTGGAGTATTGCGGTAAGGGTATAGCTGTATTATCTTCCGCGCCCATTAGGACTGTAGCTACTTGTATGATTCTTGACGGCCATAACCAGCAATATATAAAAAATATATATTCCAATTTATGTCATCAAAAGTTTAACGAATTGCCTAATATTGCCCAATCCTTTATCCGTCAAGTAAGCGATAAAAGAGCTACGGTAGGCAATCGGTATGACTTGATGGCTAGGGTCTTAAAGGTGTTTGATTCATCTATCAAAGACACAACACGCCTTACAGTAAGTGATTCAGATGCTTCAGCAGCCACAGCGTATTGCCGTAATGTAGTAAGAAAACTATTAACTAAGGAAAGCAAATGATTATTTCAGATAACAGCAAAGAATTTAAAATAGCCCCGTCAGGGAATCACATGGCACGGTTGTATTCAGTCATTGATTTAGGTCACCAAGCTACCGAATGGGCTGGCGAAACTAAAATCATGCACAAAGTCGTATTGACTTGGGAATTGCACGGTAAAGACGATAACGATGCGCCATTGACTACGGATGACGGCAAGCCGTTGATTGTGTCTAAACGTTATACCGTAAGCCTTGGGGAACAAGCGCGATTACGTCAAGACTTAGAAGCATGGTCTAACAAGAAAATGACCGCTGAAGATCGTAAAAACTTTGACCTTAAGAATCTATTAGGCAAATTTTGTATGGTCAATATCACGCATAGTGAAGATGGTCGTTACGCCAATATTTCAGGGATTAGCCCTGTACCGTCAGCACTTAGAGCGCACCAGCCTGAAGCTATTAACCCAGTAGTTCATTTTTGGTTAGCTGAGTTCGATCAGGCTAAGTACGATGCGCTGCCTAAGTATTACCGTGAAAAGATTACGGAAAGCAGCGAATGGCGTGGTCAGAAGGCTAAAGAAGAAAACAAAGTGACTATTGAAGATAGCGATTTATCGGACATTCCATTTTGATAGTTAAAGAAAAGATAGCCGAATCAGGCCATTGGTATACCCGTCAGGGTACGCCTGCTTACACTACCATCGGTAAAACTGGGGAAAGACCTACTACTTTGCGTGATGCAAGGAAAGAAGGGCTTTTGCCCAGCACTACCACCATCATCAACATTATGTCTAAAGCAGGGTTAGACACTTGGAAACAGCAACAGGTCTTACTATCCGCTTTAACGCTTCCTAGAGGGCTACAGGAAAGCGAACAAGAGTGGTTAGCTAGGGTAATGAAGGATAGTCGTGAAACGGGCTACCAAGCCGCTAATCGTGGCACGGCAATTCACGGCATTATTGAAAACTGGTTTGAGCAGGTGTATATGCCTGAAAAGCCTTTGTACCTTGATGCTATTAATAATGTTTTAAAAGATACATTTGGCGCACAAGCTTGGTTGTGTGAGAAGTCGTTTGCTCATCCGCTGGGTTATGGTGGCCGTGTAGACCTTATGGCTAAACCTATAAATGGTCAGGGTACAGGGTTTGTAGTAGACTTTAAAACTAAGGACACCGATTTAGACAAAATTGATGTTTATTTCGAGCACGAGTTACAGTTAGCGAGCTATCGTGAAGGCCTAAATTTGCCCAACGCACGGTGCGCCATAGTATTTGTCAATGGCACAACTAACCAAGTAAAATTAGTAGAAATAGAAGAACCCCAGCTTCAAAAGAGTTGGGATTGCTTCCAGCATTTGTTAAGGGTCTATCAGATCAAGAACAACTTGTAGTAACGGGGGAAAGCATCACGGAGCGAGTACCCCATCTTTTTTTAGGGCGTTAAGCCGCCATTGTAGGATGCAGTAAGTTAGGGCTTTTGCGGCTTTCTACTTAACAGTTAGTAACTGCCAAATACAGTCTTTATTTATTTTTCATTTTCTTGACCTAGATCAAGATTCTTATTGTTAAGCTAGCTTAATATTCATTCATAGCAGGTCATTGACACTATTCAGCTTTATGGCTCTTAGAGATTTCAAACTAAAAAGACCTTGGCCTGCTACCTTTTTATAGGAGAAAAAAATGAAAGATTTTATTGGAGCTTGTTTATTAGGTGCTGTACTGGGTTGTATGTTTGGTTACGGTACAGCTAAAGCGCAGTCTTATCCCATGACTGACAGTCGTGGCTACAATGTTGGTACGGTTCAAATACAGGGCAATACAGCGCAGTTTGTAAACCCAGCAGGAGTAACTACTCAGACGGCTACTATCTATCCTAATCAGGTCGTTATTACCAGCCCTAGCGGATATACCCAAAGCGTTGTAGGAAATACAGGTTATACCGTACCTATGTCCCCACCAACACCGCCTAGCCCACGGGTGCTGCAATGAAACAGCTTACAGCATACGAAATGGCTAAAAACGGGGACTACATTATTAACTATGAACCGCAGGCTAGAAGAACAGACCCGTTTACATCACATCTAGCAGCGCAATCTATGAACCCATCGGCTCATTACGCTTTAATAGTTGAAGCTTTAAAGGTTTCAGCAGCAGGAAAGACTTTGATTGCCAAAAGATCAGGATTACATCACGGCCAAGTAGCTAGAAGATTGACCGAATTAGAAAGAAATGGAATTATTGGTTTAACTGGAAAAACTGTTAAAAGCGACTCAAATCGCCAAGAAAGGGAATGGTATTTACTATGAACGCAAATGAACTAGCTGATGCAATTCAATATTGTGGAGATGGTGGCTATAACCTTGATGCAGCCATTATGTTGCGCCAACAACAAGTTGAAATTGAAACATTGAAAAAAGAAGCTGCTTTGCAAAGGTTATCTAACTTTACGCAAGAAGCTGATTTTGTTAAAAATGCTAAAAAAAGATTTGAAGCTAACGAAGAATAAAAAGGAAACCAAATGAGCACAAGATACTACGGGTTAGGCAAAACCTATAAATCGGCTTCTGAGGCATTTAAAGATGCCGACTATGCTACCGCCATCACTAGACCCGAATCGTCTGACTATGACGGTTTTGGAGCTTTCTGTGGGGGTATGTTGTTCCTAGCTTTGTTTGCTTATGGTTTTTGGAGAACAATCAGCTAAGAGCGTTAAGGCACATATTTATTTTAGCCATCCTGTCATCAAAACCGATCAGTCCACCGTTAATGCGTTTAGTCATGGTTTCTAAGGATGCTTTAGTAAATTCATCAGCTAGTGGATTTAGGTCTTTTTTGTTCCAAAACCAGCCTGCACTCAAAGCCGCATATTGAGGAGTAGCCAGCCAATCAGGATTCCCAACAAGATCCACACCCAAACCAAGTCCGCAGTTGGCATAATTTTCTTTACCCGTTAATTGAATAAGCCCACGCCCAATGTACATAGCAGCTTCTTCAGGTGTGGTATTGCCCATCCGACCTGCATAGACCTTAGAAGCTATCTTTTGGGGATTATGAGCGTATTTCTCAGCGGTGTCCATATCAGGAAAGCGTGAGGGCCAAGTCCGCATTAGACCAGCGGCAGAGTAAT